CTACTGGTATTGTTGTCAATATAGACCCAACAACTAACTTGACATTCAATAGACAACCTACATTTACAGCAGACCCATTTGTATCACAGTATGCGGGGTCAACTCATTCAGCATCTTGGTGGTTAATTAAGAGAACATCTGATAACGCAGTCATATATGATACTGCTGCTATCACGGTTCCTGATTTATCACAGGGTGATACTGGTAACTTGACTACATTTACAGTACCAGCTGGTACACTTGACTTCCAAACAACTTATTCAGTTCAGGTTAAGTATAAAGATAACGCAGGACTATCAAGTAATTACTCGACTGCTGTACAGTTCTCTACTCCTGTTGTAGACCAACCAAATATACAAACTATTACTCCCGCATTTAATCCTACTATCAATGTTCTAACACCAGAATTTAAGACTGGTTACGGACATAACTCTACTGACTGGCAGTTCTCACAGGCAGAAACATTCACTACTATTGTACATCAATCGTTAGGAAACTCTACCAACCTACTGTCATATACATTACCAGGTGACGTTACACTGTTACCTACAACTACATATTATGTAAGAGCGAGATTCAACGTGGATACAGTCTAATGGCAAAACCAAGTAGTAGAGCAACTCTAGCAGAGTATGCTCTTAGAAAACTAGGAGCACCAGTCCTAGAAATAAATGTAGATGATGATCAGATAGATGATCTAATTGATGATGCTTTGCAGTTTTTCCAAGAGAGATCTACTGACGGTTATATTAGAACATTCCTAAAGTATAAGTTTGATCAAGCAACTATAGACTTGATGAAGACTGATACTACTACCACAGTGACACAGGTAGGAGCTAGACAGGCAGACTTCCTTGAGCAGAATAACTTCATCACTATGCCTGAGCATGTCACCTCAGTCATTAAGATATTTGATTTCACATCTAAGAATACTACTAACCTATTTGACGTAAGATACCAGTGGAGATTGAATGATCTCTGGGATCTAACTCAGACTGAGATTCTTACATATGAAATGGTAAACAGAAGATTAGAAGATATATACTGGTTACTAGAAGGACAGAAACAAATCAGATTTCAAGCAAGAGGAGACAGACTTTACATGGATCTTGACTTCAAGACTGATGTAAACGATGGAGATTTTATAGTCTTTGATGCTTACAGAGCATTAGATCCTTCTACATTTACTACACTCTATGATGACATCTTTGTCAAAAGATATGTCACTCAACTCATCAAGAGACAGTGGGGACAGAACTTATCTAAGTTCCAAGGAGCACAGTTGCCAGGTGGTATCACTATGAATGGTGATCAGATATACCAACAAGCACAAGAGGAATTGAATAAGATAGAAGATGAGATGTTGACTAAGTATGAAATGCCCCCAATGGATATGATCGGATAATGGCAAGAAACGTATTCTTCACACATGGTACTCGTAACGAGCAGTTCCTTCAGCAGAATCTTGTTGAGGAGTATATCAAGATGTTTGGTATGGATGTGTTATACATTCCTAGACAACTGATAGCAAAAGATAATGTGTTCAATGAAGAAGTAGTATCACAGTTCGATGATTCATATATTATAGAAGCATACCTAGAGAACTTTGATGGGTTCCAAGGTGGTGGAGATCTATTGACAAAATTTGGTATTAGACAGACTGATGAGATAACACTGGTTATATCACAGCAGAGATTTAGTGATCTTATTTCACAGTTCCTATTGTTAGATCAGGACATAGAGGTAGGAGAGAGACCACAAGAAGGAGATTTAATATACTTCCCATTATCATCTAACTATTTTGAGATCAAATTTGTAGAACACGAAGAACCGTTCTACCAGTTAGGTAAGAACTATACTTACAAACTGAAAGCAGAACTCTTCGAGTACAGCGACGAAGGTGGAGAGTTCTTCGCAGGAGACGACGAGATGATAGATACAGGTTATACTGTACAATACTACTATCTTGTATCACCTGGTCAGTCAGCATCTGCTACTCCATTATTAACTGGAGATGTGGTATCACAAGCTGTCGTCAACACAAATGGTTCTAAGTACAACTTTACTCCTACTGTAACTGTAACAGGTGATGGTACAGGAGCAACAGCACATGCTGAAATGATAGTTGTAAACGTGGGTGGATCAATCCCAATTACCCCTGCCACCTTTGATCCTACCGTGAAGAACGGTAAGATGGTTGGTTTAAAAATTCTTAATGGAGGAGAAGGTTATGATGTATCTCGATCTTATATTGATTTTAATGATCCTAGCACTGCAGGCACCAAACCTGTGGTCGTTCCGACTTTTGACTCGAATGGTACGCTCACTAAAGTTGAGATTACCAATGAGGGGGAGGGATACGATTCAGTCAGTCAAATAGTAATTGACAGTGGTGGTAGTGGCTATACTACTGCTGCGTTTGACATAGAATCTGTACCAGCTGGACTGTCTGGAAACTTCACTGATGGAGAGACAGTTACAGGTGGAACTACTGGTGGCACTGCGATGGTAGCAGACTGGGATAAATCTGAAGGCTGGTTAAAACTAAAATCACCAACAGATGACTTCCAGATAGGTGAATTACTCGTAGGCAATACCAGTGGTGCGTCAATAACGATACATAGTTATGACGCAATGAAGACAACTGATACTAAATACTCTGAGTCTTCTACGTTTGAAACACTTGCTGACGATATAATTGACTTCAGTGAAGGTAACCCATTTGGATTAGCGAATTAACATGTTAGGTGCATACACATATAATAAGGTTATCAGAAAGTGCGTCATTGCTTTCGGTACATTATTCAACAACATAGAAGTTAGGAAGGAGACTGGTAGTACAACCTATCAGAAGATGAAGGTACCCCTTGCTTACGGTCCTAAACAAAAGTTTCTTGCTAGATTAGAGGGACAACCAGAATTAAACAAGAAGGTTGCTATCACTCTACCTAGAATATCATTTGAACTGACTGGCATATCATATGACAGTAGTAGAAAATTAAGTCCTATCACATCTGACTATGTGAAGGACGGGAAGAAGATTAGAAAGGTATATACACCCGTACCATATAACTTAGAGTTTAGTTTGTCTATCTTATCAAAGACAAACGATGAAGCGTTGGAGATAGTAGAACAAATACTACCTATATTCCAACCATCCTACAATGTCTCTATCAAAATTATAGATGACCTCAATGAGTATCGTGACATACCAATCATTCTCAGTAGTTTAAATTATTCTGATGAGTACGAAGGTAACTTCGATCAACGTAAACTCACTACGATTGATTCTACTTTCACTATGAAAGCATACATCTTCGGACCTACAGAGGTTGGCAAACCAATCAAGAAGGCAAAGGTTCATTACGATACTGGTACACCGAAAGAACCAGTACGTCGTATGACATATCAAGTAGAACCTACTGCTCTACGTGATAAGGATAGTGATGGAACAGGTCTAACCATTACTGCTGCTGTCAATGATAAGACAGGAACACTACCAGTTGTGGATTCAACTGTCTTCAACATAGGTGACTACATTGAGATTAACAATGAGGTCATGAAGGTCAAGACCAAACCTAATGAGACATCTATTACTGTACTCCGTGGACAAAATGCTACAAACAAAGCTGGTCATGCGAGTGGTTCAGTTATAGATATTATTACAACCGCTGACACAGAGCTCCTTGAGAGTGATGATGACTTCGGATTCAACGAAATGACTTCTTTCTATGGATAACAATTTCGGTGGTTTAGAAAAGGCATTTGATGTCAACGATCCTAAACCCAAAAAAGCAACCCCTATCAAGTCTACTGAAGATCAAGTCAATGATGATCATGAGTATGCTAGAGCAAATCTATACTCCTTGATAGAGAAAGGACAGGAAGCAGTCGATGGTGCTTTAGATGTAGCACAGGGCAGTGACCACCCTAGAGCATATGAGGTAGCAGGACAGTTAATCAAACACGTCGGTGACGTTGCTGATAAACTTATGGCACTTCAGAAAA